TCTTGTTGAGGGCAGGTCGTCGTAGGCGGATGCGTTTGTTGCGGGTTGAGCGGTCTGCGGGGCGTGCTAAGGTGCGTCGTGAGGTGTTTGCGATGCATGCCAAGGGGTTGAAGTGCCATGTCGGGTCGTGTTGCGTGGAGGGGTTGTGAGCCTGCGTCCAGGTGATGAGCTTCTTGAGTGGCGTGAGGAGGCGTTTGGTGAGCGCCCTGTTTTGGGTCCGTGGGGTGATCCGTTTCATGGCCCTGAGTCTGATGAACCGTTGGAGTGCGGCATTGAGAACCCTGAGGTGTGCGACTCGTGCCAGTGAAGTGGTCGGTGTCGGCGTTCGTGACGATAATGTTTTTGTCTATAGCGTTCACGGTTTGGGGTTTGGGTCGTCTGTTACAGTCGTTGTTCGATTAGATGACTGACGTTTGTTGGCAGTACAAGAAGGGTTCTCCGCGTCGCGGCGTGCATGCGTGGCGTGAATGGGAGTCTTACACGGTTCCTTCGAGGTGGCAGTGGGAAGAGTGCCGTCATTGCGGCGAGATGCGTAATGTCTCGCCTGGGTGAGCTTCGCCAGGAGGCGGAGTGGCGGAAGTGTGTTCGTAGTGAAAAGTATTTCCTTGAGCATTACTGGTATATAGCGCATCCTGCTGAGGGACGCATTTTGTTCAAGTTGCGGTCTGCTCAGGCGGAGGCTTTGGAGCAGTGGGCTGCGAACAGGTATTCGTTGTCGTTGAAGGCCCGTCAGATTGGGTGGACGACTTTGGTTGCCGCCCACCAGTTTTGGTTGGCGTTCTTTACACCTGATCAGAACATTATTGATTTGTCTCGCACTGAGCGTGAATCAGTGTTGTTGTTGCGTAAGTCTAAGTACGGGTTTTCCCACATGCCGAAATGGATGGTGGAGCGTGGCCCGAAGCAACTGATTGAGCATCAACAGAAAATGGGGTTCGCTAATGGTAGCCAGATTACTTCAATGCCTTCAGCATCCGATCCTGCTCGAGGAGAGTCAGCTACGCTAGTTATCGTTGATGAGTGGGCGTTCCTTCCGAACGCTGAGGAAGCGTGGGCGTCTATAGAACCTGTCGCTGATGTTGGTGGACGCATCATTGGTTTGTCTACCGCTAACGGGTCAGGCAACTTTTTTCACGAACTGTGGGTAGGTGCGACGACTGGTGCCAACAAGTTTGAATCAATGTTTTTTCCTTGGTCAGCGACTGAGGATCGTGGAGCAGCCTGGTATGAAGAGAAGAAGAGTTCGATGCTGCCTTGGCAGCTCGCCCAGGAGTATCCGACGACACCTGAGGAAGCATTCGTTAAGTCAGGTAACCCTGTGTTTGATTTAGATTTGTTGGAAGAAATGAAACGCCATGTCCGGTTTGGCGAGTCGGGGTATTTGCATAAGGTGTCGGCCAGGTCTGTGGAGTTCAGGTCGTGAGTCTTGAAATATGGGTTCGTCCGCATGCCCAGCATGGTTATGTGATGGGGGTGGATACTGCGGAGGGCCTGGGTCATGGCGATTATTCGTGTGCCCATGTTTTGGATTTGAACACGGGGGAGCTGGTAGCGTCGTGGCATGGTCATATTCCGCCTGATGCGTTGGCTGATGAAGTGTTGTCTTTGGGGCTTTGGTATCGTGATGCTCTTTGCTGTGTTGAGGCCAATAATCATGGGTTGACGACGATCACTGTGTTGCGTCAGTTGGGGTACCCGAATCTGTTTCGCCGGCGGTCGTTGAATCAGGCCACGTCGAAGGTGTCGCAGGAGTTTGGGTGGAAGACGACTCGTACAACGAAACCTTTGATGATTGATGATTTGGGGCAGGCGTTGCGGAACAACGAGTTGACGATTTATGACCGTCACACGATTGCGGAGTTGCGGACATTTGTCCGCAATGAGCGGGGGTCGATGTCTGGGTCTCCTTACGATGATCGTGTGATTGCTTTGGCTTTGGCGAATCAGATGCGTAAGTATGCTTATGCCCCTGAGTATGTGCAGAAGGTTGATGATTACTGGACTGTGGACTGGTTTGCCCGTTTGGCTACTCAGACTGACGCTGTGGGTGATGATTTGAGGATCGGTGGTTCCACTACCCGTGGGACACCGTATTTGTCTAAGTAGGGACCAATACGAGGAGTATCAGATGGCAAGGTTTGTTTCGCACACTTCAGCGTCGCAGACGGTTGATGGGCCGAAGGGTCAGAACAACAAGATGGAACGCGGCGGTTCTGTCGTGGCGAACCCGATTTGGGAGCCGGCGCAGCCGAACTCGCCGAAGCAGCGGTTCGACAGCCCCAAGTACGCCAACCAGACTGGCGGCTATGGTGAGACTGGTGTGCGTGACACTCCAGTCAACCAGCATGGCATTACGGGCAATGTTGAGCCTGCGAAGCCGCAGCCTGGTCTCGGTGGGCACAACGCAGCTCCGCATACTAAGCGTCCGTAACTGTGGCGGTTCTGCCACATGATGCCACGTTTGATGATTTCGTTTCATATACGGAATCTCTTCGGGGGCCTTTGGAACCTGTGGTTCTCGAAGGGCTTTGGGAGTGGCGTCAGAAGCTTTTAGGGATCCGTATTGACACGGGTCGTGGTTTCCGTTCTCAGATGCCTCCCGATGAGCAGCATTTGACCCGTGAGCAGCGTGGCCGTAAAGCTGAGCAGGAAGCGAAAGCTAATGGACGCAACATTGAACGTCTGCCTGAAAAGACGTATTTCTGATGGCTCGTAAGACCCGTACCGAAATCTTGGAGAAGAATCGGCAACGCATTGATCGTGCCCGTCGTTGGCGCGACCAGGAGGGTCTTGATTCTACTTGGCGGCGTTTGAACGATTTGTACCGTGGCCGGCATTGGCCGCAGACTACTTCAGCGAATCGTGATTTGATTGCTGTGAATCTGTCGTTTTCGACAGTGAATGTGATTGCACCGTCAGTTTCGGTGAATCATCCCAAGATTGTTGTTTCAGCGAACGAATCCGAGAATGGGGACAGGGCTGCGTTCGTTGAGGCTGTCGTGAATCACATGTGGCGGCATCACGATTTCCGTACTCCGTTCCGTCGGGCTGTGAAAGATTTCCTCATTTTTGGTCACGGGTGGATCAAGGTGGGTTGGAAGTTCGTTGAGCAGGAAATGTCGCTGTCGGACGCTGAGCAGCAGGAAATGCTTGATCAGGCTATTTCTGAGGTTGATGCGTTTGCTGCTGAGGCACCGGCTTTCGCTGGTGGTCTCCCCACTGATGACGAAATGGCTGCCAACGTCCCACAGACAGCGATGATGGTTGTTGAGGATCAGCCGTTCGTGGAGCGGGTTTCTCCGTTTGACATCTATGTCGATCCTGAGGCGACCTGCATGGATGACCTCACCTGGATTGCCCAGAAGATTGTTCGCCCTCTTGAGGAGGCGCAGAACGATAAGCGGTACAAGCCGTCGGTGAGGAAGAAGTTGACTGCGGATGGTGGGGTCAACCCCATGTATGCCGCCCAGTTTCTTGACAACAGGGAATACTTGTTTGATGAGGAACGGGTAACGATCTGGGAGTATTACGACATTCGGTCGAACACGATGTCGGTGTGGGGGGAAACAACCGACGAGTTCCTTGTTGATCCGATGCCGATGCCGTATGCGTATGGGCAACCATTCGTGATGATCCGCAACTATGACGTTCCCGATTTCTTCTACCCGATAGGCGATTTGGAAGCTATCGAATCGTTGCAGCTTGAACTTGATAAGACTCGTTCACAGTTGATGAACGACCGTAAACGGTATGCCCGCAAGTATCTGTTCCATGAGCGTTCGTTTGGACCTGAGGGCCGTGAAGCTCTCGAGTCTGACGAGGATGGCCGCATGGTTCCTGTGGTCGATGAGAACAAGCCGTTGTCGGATGTCATTATCCCGATGCCGCAGGTACCGCTTTCGCCTGAGATTTATGCTTACAGCGAGATTATTGAAACGGACATCAACACGGTGTCGGGCATCTCGGAGTACGCCAGGGGTGCGATGCCTGAGATTCGTCGCACAGCGACGGAGGCGTCGATTATTGCTGACGCCCAGAATGCTAGGGCGTCGGACAAGCTCGCTATTGTGGAGCTGTCAATAGGTTTGATTGGCCGGCGGGTCATCCAGTTGTTGCAGCAGTTCATGACTGGCGAGTTGACGGCCCGTGTGCCGAATGCACCAGCGGACCTGTTTGTGCCGTTTAGTCGTGAAGACATTGTAGGTGAGTACGATTTCAGTGTTGAGGCGGGTTCAACGCAGCCGTTGAACGACACGATTCGTAAGCAGCAGGCTGTGTCGCTGCTGAACGCTATGGGTCCGCTTGTAGGCAGCGTTATTGACCCGACAGCGTTGGCTGTTCACGTTCTCAAAACTGGTTTCGATATTAAGGATCCTGAACGGTTCCTGATGCAAACCCAGGCTGGACCGCAGACGGGTGGCCCTGAAGGCCCACCAGTCGCTCCCCCTGGCGCTGATCAGGGACTAACCAGGGCGCCGGCACCCCCCATGCCGCCCCCTGGGGCACCGCTGGAAGGAGCTTTCGCTCCCACTGGCGGGGTTCCTCCCGAGTTGCTAGCGCAACTACAAAGCCAGATGGGTCTTGAACTACCTGCGCTGTAACCCCACGGGATGGGACAGCACGATTTGTGTTATAGGAGCAACCATATTGGACTCCCCTAGAAGGGACAGACAGTGCCCGAAGAAAACATGGAAACAACGGAATCCGTTTCGGCGGACATCCCAGAAGTTTCATCAGAAGCAACGACAGAGCCTGGGGATGCCTACACCGTCAAGATAGATGGTGCAGAGTCGCAGGTCAGCCTGTCGGAACTTCAAGACGGTTACCAGCGCCAAGC